GGCGTTCCAGCCCGAGATCGTCTTCCCGAGGTCGGGAAGACGATCTCGGGCTGGAACGCCGCGAGGATCGCATTGCCGTGGGGCGTGATTGTCAGAGTGCCTGTCGCGGTCCCTTGTGCGGTGTACGGTCCCACGGCCGTCGCCGAAGCGGCCGTCTTGAAATAACCGGCGGGAAGAGCGACACCCGGGGCCGTCGTGGTCATGTACCAGAACGTGCCGTCGGTCCAGATATAAACGGTCGTCCCGAGCGTCGACGACTGGTAGTAAGGCACGTTGGAGTTCAGACCGGCGGCGTGGTAGAGGTCCGCAGTCACCGGCCCCGTCGTCACTCCCGTCGACACCAGATAAGCCCGAAGCGCAAGCGAGGCGAGCGTGGGCGTCAGAGTCGGGACGTCGATCGAGCCGGCCGGCAACGTCGCCACGGCGCCGAAGAGATAGTCATACACCGCTGCGGGCAAGACCACGAAGTCCATGTGCACCGGCGCATAATTGGCCGCGTCCACGAACTCCAGTCGCAGCCGTCCCGCGGTCCCCGTGTCGCCGGCCGAGAGGTTGACGGTGTAGTACCCGAGCCGATCGTGGGCCCAACCGCTCAGCGTATAGCTCGCGGCAACGCCCGCGGTGACGAGCGCGACACCCGCCGTCGCCCCCGATCCCGCTCCGGCCGGGGCGGACAGCGACGTTTTGGGAGTGATCCCATCGAGCGGCGCGAGGAACGGACCGGCCAGGACGGTTGCCGCCGTCGACTGCCTCAGGAAGCCATACATGGATCAGGCAGCCTTTCCGCGGCGACGTCGCCGCTCGTCGAAGAGAGCATCAAGCTTCATGGGGAGGATCAGCTCGGCCCGTCGCCGAATGCCGCCGTTGATGATGGGAACCGGGTTACTGGCCGTGATCCAGGCGAGCGCACCGACCGTCCCGTTGAGTGAGTTGCCGGCCGCATCGAGTGTGTAGCTTTGGGCGGTGTCGAGCGTGCCGGTCACTGATTTGAACGACGTGTTGGTCGGTCTCCACCCGGCTTGAACCCACGCGATCGCCGAGGAAATCAGGGCGGGATTCGCGGCGAGTTTCGCCAAGGCGCCGGCATCGGTTCCGTCGGCCCCGACGCTCGTTCCCCACGTGCGAAGACGTCGGGTGTTGTCCACGAACGAGGGGTTGCCCGCGACGTCGTTCGCCCCGGGGGCGCTGCCGCTCATCAGGCAACCGTAGATCGTGCTCGCGGCCGTTCCGGATCCCGGATTGACCGTGATCGATTGGTTCCAGCTTCCGTTGTAGTTACAGGATCCTGGCGCTACGACGTTGCCGTTATCACTACCCGTGTCGTGCCGGTTGAAAAGCGCGTTTGACCTCGGCGTCTGGTTATCCCAGAACAGGTTTCCCTGGACCGAAGACAGGTAACCCGTGGCCGGGTTGAACGAATCGCCAATGTAAATTGCCGCCGAATCTCCTCCGCCCGATGGACAGGTGTTGTGATCGAGGCGGATCGTCTGGTTCGTGCCTCCGAGCGCGCCGAACAGCTTGCCTGACGTGTTCCAGCCGGAGGTCGGAAACGAAGGGGTGGGCAGAATCAAATTGAACGCGACATTGAATGTGACCGCGTTTGTGCTTCCGCCGGCGGGTGCATCGAGGAAGTCGCCCGTGCCATCGGTGCCATTGAATTCAAAGAGGTTTCCAGTCACCGAGTAGGTTCCCGCGGCGAGCGCCGTGGGGTGCTGGAATGTGTCGGGATTGCTGTGGCCAGGGGCATTTTGGAAGCAATAGCTATTCGTGACGTTGCCGTAGACTTTGATGATCGATGAGCTGATATAAGCGTTGTTGATAAAGTTTCCGTTGAAGCAATTCCACACGCTCGTTCCGGAACCGGATGCCGTGAACCCTCCACCGAAATAATTGCCCTTGGTCGCATCGGAAGGCGATCCGATATTCCACTGCCGCGGGTTCGCCAAGGTCACATTCGTGTCGAAGCTGCACTGCAGCATCTCGGCCGTGCCGGTGGTCAGTCCGTTGGACCCGGCCAGGACGATCGGAGTCGTCCCCGCCGAGCTGCTCGTGGTCACGCGCTGGAGACTGATCACCGCGGCCGAGTTGGTGTTGACCAGGTTGTTGATGCGACCGCTTGCGGTGATCGTGCAATCGTGGAGGCTGAGCGTGTCGGGCTCGGTTGTGCCCGAGGAGAAATAAAGCTGCCAACCATCGTTGGTCGCATCGCCTATCCTGGTGAAGTCGGTGAACGTCGCGGTCATCGACCCGAGGCGCGTGTTGAATCCCCTGTTGCTAAACCACGCATTGCCGCCCGACGCATTGCTGTTCACCGTGCAATGCGAGCCGGTCGTCCCCAAGCACTGGACGCGGGAGTCCGGGCTATTCGACTGGGTGGGACCGCAGACGTATTTCGCCGAGGCCGGCGTCCCCGCATGCGATCCGTCGAAGGCCAGCGTTGAGCCGGGGTTCAATGTGAGAGCGTAGAACCCCGTGTTTCTGCCGGTCGACGTCTGACCGAGAAGGAGATCACCGCGGACGTTGAGCGTCGCTCCCGTCGTGCTGCCGACGATCAGCTTGCCGCTGCCGAGGACTGTGACCGCCGAGCTCAGGGGAGTCGGGGCCGCGGCCGCATAGGTCTGGGTGCCGTTATTCCAGCTTGCTGAGGTCGGGTTGGATGTCAGGGTCGCCACCCCCGTCGCATAGAGATGCTCGGTTCCCGCAGCTCCGCCGGTGTTGGTGATGTAGACGTTCCTCGACGCCGCGGTACCGGGAAGCGCAGGGAACGTGATCAGAGGCGTGCTCGTGCCGTTCGTGAGGGCAAGTGCCCCTGTCGGCGGCGACGGAGACGACTCCAGCCCGCCGGCGTCGACGTAGGAATAGCTAACGATGTAGTTTCCAGTCGGAAGGCTCGTCGTCGAGCCGCCCCCTGTGGCCGCCCAGGTCGGAGCCGCCGTGGGCGACGTCGGCCCGCTGGTACCGACTGTGGCGGTCGTCCCATCCGCGACAGTGACGACGATCGACGAATTGATAATCGCCACGTCGCCGGCGACGGGCGCAGCGGCTCCGCCCCACGTCGCCGTGTTGGCCCAATTCCCGGTGACTGTGGCCGTACGGGTCGCGGCCCCGGCCGGGGAAACGGCGAAGAGGACAGCCAGGGCGAGAGCGAGCCGGCGAAGGATGATCGTGATCATGGTCGGAGAGGAACCCTTATTTCTTAGCCTCGCGCTCGATCCCTTCGAGGATGAGCTGTTTGATGATCGCGCTGGCTTCGGATTTCTTGCTTTCGAAGGCTGGTCGCATGAACGGATGAGCGGGCATTCGCGAGGTGCCGAACTCGACGAAGGCGGCGTAGAAGGTTTTGCCGAGGAAGTCGCCGTCGCCCACCTTGAGGTCGATGCCGATGACGTTCCGTTTCCTCACGACCGCCCGGACTTTGATCGCCTTGCGGAGCGCTCCGGTCCGCTTCAGATTCTTGGTCTTCTTCGACTTCCGCGACTTCTTGGGCGCAAGCTTCACGGCCTCGTTTTTGATCACCTTCATTCCGGCGCGGAGAGCCTGCCTTATGACTTTCTTCGCGAGCGTGTTGGGAAGCTCCCGGAACGCCTTTTGGACTTCCGGGATCCCTGCGATGCTGAAGTTGTTCTTGGGGGCTGCCATGGCTTAGTTGAGGATCTTGCCCCTGAGCTTCGCCGTGGGCGTGTTCGAGACGTAAAAGTTCGTCACGTCGGCGGAGAATGGGTTCGAGAAGTAGGCCGCGCTCGCCGACCAGTGGTACGGCACGTTGGCCTCGAGATTGATCGTGAGGATGGGCGACCCGGTGGAGTTCACCAGGATCGTCATGGCCTGGTCAGAAACCAGAAAGATCGACTTGAGCGTCGCGTGGGCGAACGTAATCGGATAAGCGACATTGGTTCCCGCCGCCGCGAACGTGGTGTCGATCGTCTGCTCGGTCGTCCCAAGGTCAATGACCTGCCCGGAGAGGTTCCGGGACCCGCTCGACGACATCGTGTACGACGTGGAGTGCTGAATGCTCATGGTGGCGAGACGACCTCTTGGCAGTAAACGTCGAGCTGCCGATTGCGTTCGTCGACGTTATTGATCCATGTGATATTGAACGCGCGACCTTTGTAGAGATAGCGCATCTTGGGGACGAGCGTCAGGGAAATCCCCGGCCAACGCACCGTGATGACATGTGTCAACTCAGCCTTCATCTGCGCCGCATTCGTCGCCTCGCGCCCATTCGGCGACCGGATCTTCGCCCAGTAAGTCCCGACCGTCGCCCAACTCTTCTTCGGCTGTCCATAAGCGTCCTGCGGATCGGTGAACTGTTGCAGTTGCATGCGCCATCGCATCTCCCCGACGTTCACGCGTAGCTCCCGTGGTCGCTCGCGGAAAGCAAGGCGTCGACTGCGTCAGGGACTGGCACCATGATCGTTCCAGTGACCGTCGGCCCACGGTTCTCGTACCAGTGGTTGACCAGCATCTTGATCGCGGCTTTCACGTTCTCGGGGACGGAGGTCGCATCGGCGTTGCCGGCGGTGTAGCGGACGACGACGGCGTCAATCTGGGGACGGGTTACCGGCCAAACGTTCCCGATCGTGGGCTGGACGCGAGAGCCGATTCCGGTCGAGACGAAGTACTTTGTCGGATCGTAGGTTTGCTGGATTCCGGTCGGGTCGTAGTACTTCACCGAAGCCACCGACACGAGCGGGGGTTTCGGAAGGTAGAGGATCGCGGCACCATTGGGAAGCCACTGGGGATTGGGCCCCATGAGCCGGTTCAAGCGGTTGAAGTAACCGTTGGCCGCGGCCGGGAAGTTGTCGAAGAACCAGTCGTAAGTCGTGGCGATGAAGGTCTGACGCTGGATCACCTCGGCGCGCATCCGGGCCGCAGTGATCAGGCTCGTGATGAAGGCGTCGTCGTCGGAGATGTCGACCCTGAGCTGAAGCTTGGCCTCAGCAAGGGTGACAGGCTCCATCGCCGGCGGGGTGACGACTTCGAGGTGTTCCATCGATTATCGCGGCCCTTGGCGCGGAGCCGTGGCACGCTCGGCCCGTGTGGGCAGTGCGGCCGTCTCGACCGGAGGGACGATCTCGATCGGCGTCGCCGGCCCGGGATCGGGGATAGCCGCCTTCGCCTTGACGAGCCGCTCGAGCTGCTTCCCGTCGACCGCGACGACGTCGCCTTGGATTCGCCAATGGGCGCCGACGAGCTGGTCGCGGGTGAGTCTGGCAAACATCGGTGAGACCTCGTGAAAGAGAAAAGAGGCGCCGAGGGCACGCCTCCCGCCCGGGGGTGCCGTTAGCTGGTCAGGATGTCGACGATGTTGTTGAACGACTCGGGGTGACGAACGTTGATGTCGAGGTCCTGGAGAGTCACGATCCGGAGCGTCCCTGAGGAGCTACCGGTATAGGGGTCGACGATGAGGTCGAGTCCGCTCCAAAACGCGATGATCAGGTCTTCCCAGTTGCCGAAGATCATCGGGCTGCACACGGCGCCCGAGGATCCCTTCGTGAGATTGCTCGGGAGCTGGTTCGTGATGTAGGCCGGGTAACCGTTGAGTGGGGCCTCGGGAGCGTCGGAATTCCACAAGTAGACCGGGAAGGTGGTACCAACCTTCAACGTCTGCTTGGCCGAGCCGCGGACGACGGCGTTGGTGACATAGGACAATGCGCCCATGTCGGCGTTGGCCTTCGCAACCGACGTTTCCTGACCGACGATCGCTCCCCATGTCAAGGCACCGCCGTTGGTGTTAATGGCCGTCACGCCGATCGACGGGTTCTGGAGAAGACCGAGCGGTTGGTTGGCATTGCCCGTGCCGTTGAGTGCGGCCAGGTCGACGCCGCGCTGAACGACCGCGGCCAGGTCGTCCCTGACGAACATCTCGG